AAACACAAAACTGACACAGCCGCTACCTTCATTCCCATAGAATAAAGTCTAGATGAAATTTTTAATTTTGCACATAGAGGATCTTCTTTCATAAGTCCTGTTGCTATACCAAGTATGTTTGTTTGTATTGCTCCGCTAGTTGCTATCATACAAATATCAGAATTATTTACAACAACACTTGGAGCATTGGCTGTAGGTACGGATTTATCTATTACTGTAGAACTAACAGTATTTGTTTCTGCCGCATGAGCGTGGTTCATTAGACTACTTAAAAAAAATATTAATATAGATGATAATACTAATCCAATAATAAAAGGTTTAATTATTTTTTTTTTAAATTTTTTCATATTCTTACCTTAACTTTTGTTTTGCAATATCTTTTTAATTTTTAATTTACCTTCCATATCTGGCTCAAGTTCTGCTTCTACAAAACCACACTCAAAACGAATAACACTTTTTCTATCTGTTGCTAGATTTCTTTCTGCTTCTCTTTTTAATTTAAGACAATCACTAACACTTTCAGCCATCATATGTCCATCAAGATTTCCATTGACTAGCATACATAAAGCCACGATTGTTTTAATGACTACCATTTTGCCTTACTTTGTCTTTTAATTCTTCTACATCTCTTTGTAGCTTATCAACTTGTTTTTTTAAAAAATCTATATTGACTCTGTTATTCATCATAGATTCCATTTCTGTTGTTACTTTTTCAAGCTGTGCAGAAGTAAACTCTAAAAGCATATATTGTTCTTGATCAATAGGCTTTTGGTCTGCGGCTTTGAGAAGATCTGCTTCAAATAAAGTTGCTCTTGTTTCAATATTATTTAATCTTTCTATAACACCAAAATATGCCCAAACTGCTGTTGCTGTTACACCAATTAAAGCTATTAAATTTTTAAGAGGTAAACCTATTTCTGTTTTGTCAGATATACTAGGCATTTTAAAAATTATTTTTTTTTAGAAAGAGATGTTTTTAATTTTTCTAAAATGAAAACTCCATTCATATTTTATAGCCATTTTATGCGTTCTCCAATGCTGTTACTCTTGCTTCAAGATTTTCTATTTTTGTTATTGCTTCTTGTAAGGCACTTGTCAGTAAAGGAACTAATTTAGATTGGTCAATAGCTTGAGGATTAATTTTAGTTGCTTCTTTAACATCACCAAAGTTTTTACCTTCTGGTAATTCATCTGCTGGAATTTTTACATCACCAATAGCATATTTAATATCGCCAATTTCTTTACCTTCAGGTAACTCGTCATCAGCAGTATATAAAATATTCTCAGTATATAAAACTGCATCATTATATAAAACTTCTGGATGCATAGCATCTTTATCGCCACTAATAGCTTCTGGTACGACACTAGATACTTCATGTGCAAAGAAGCCATCTACTGTTTTATTTGCATCAGCTTTAAAATTAAATCTATAAGGTTTAAGTTGTTTTAATCTTTCTATACCATCAGATATAGCTACTTCATTTTCTTTTAATCTATAATCTGATGAAGTGTTGTAGGATGTTGCAGAGCCATTTACTGAAATAGTTCCAACAGTACCATTTCCATTTATAACTGAAAACATAGTTCTAGCAGATGTTAAATGTGTTTCTATTAACATTGAGCCTTGATTAGAGTCTCTTTGTAATTTCCAACCTTGACCAGTTCCACCACCAACCCAACCATAAGACCTTACATCATGTGTTCCCGCATAATTAAATTTTGTAGTTGAAGTGTTTTGGTTAAATGTTTCTGCGTTATTACTAAAAAGTCTTACAGACCAATTTACGCTAGTTCCTAAATCTAAAGCACCATCACTATTATCAAGATTTACAAATCCATAATCTGTGCCACCTCCTTGAAACTTAATTCCACTATCTCCGCCTGATGTAGTGTTGTTATGAATAATTGAAGGATTACCACCTTCTAGTTTTAAATTACCATTACTGTCAATTCTCATTTTTTCTGTGCCAGCATCTTTAAATCTTAAATCATGCGAATAATCTATTGCACTAAAACCAGAAGCATCATCAGCAATAACTTTTGTATAAACACTTCCAGCACTAGATTTTATTTCAGAAGCGGCTCCAGCATCTTGAGCATTAATTAAAGTAGAGCCATCAAAAGTTAATTTAGCTTCTCCTTGAATAGCATTTGCTCCTGTAACAGTTGTAATTGTGTTATTTGTTGAGCCAGTTAAAGCAGTACCACCAGATGCAGTTTGAAAAGATGGTGGCTGTCCAGCACCAGCACTTGTTAAAACTTGTCCAGCACTACCAGTTGCAACATAAGCTGGGTTACCAGAAGCATCATATGTGATTAAATTGCCATCAGTACCAGAAGCCATTTTTGCTAAAGTTACTGAATCATCAGCTATAGTTATAGAACTATCAGAAAAATCTACTGTGTTAGCAGTTGTATTAATTGTAGCAAAAGTAATATGATCTGATCCATCATAAAACTTTAAAACATGAGAAGTTGCACCACCAGAAGTATCAAGCCACATACTACCAGCCGCTAAACTTGCTGGTGCAGAAGTACCAGCGTGTTGCGTATTAAATGCCGCTAAAATATTATTCAATTCTGTTCTAAAAGCAGAGAATCCTTGATTTGCTAAACTTACATCTGAAACTTGACTCATAACTCCTCTATATCATTTTTAACTTGATGATTGCAACCCATAACCTTGAGCCACATAATCAAATGTTCTTGAAATACCACTACTTGATGAATTTGTAAATGCTATTGAAAAACCTGTTTTGCTTTTTGAAGATATTGTGTAAAAATCACCACTAGCCATATTTTCTGCTGAGATACCTATAGCTGGTGTAGCAAAAAATGGTTTTCCAAAAGAAATAACTTTTGTACTCGTTCCAGAAACAACATTATTTTCTGACTCAGTTCTTTTTTCCATATTAACTGTAATTGATATTCCAGATACAAATGCCCTAGTTTTATTATTAGCATTAGCTAATCGTAATCTAAATTTAAAATATCTGCCTTTATATGTTGTTGTCGTATTCATATTAAAAAATTCTGTAGCCGCATCAAGACTTGAATTTGATGTTGCAACTTGTAGATTTATTGTTGCATTTGTAGGGTCATTTCCATCAAAAGGTGCTGGAGCATCATCAAATAAACTTGCTCCTCTACCATCATCAAATTGGTCATAAGGATCTTCAATTTGATCTACTGTAACGTTTTTAGTAAAAGATACATCAAAAATTTCATCTAAAGTTAAAGATTGATTAAGAGTATAAAAACCCTCGTTATCTATATTAGAAGAAAAATTATTTGGATTTGATGTAGAGTCAGTTCCCCCTAAATCAAAATCTCCTGTAGCACTATCAAAGTTTCCTATAGTATCATCAAAATCAGTTATTGTATCAAGTATTACAGAATTAGTTCCAGAACTATCTGACAAAGCAACATCAGCATCATAAGTTCCTAGAGTTAAATCTTCTGTTAATGTTGATATATTATTAAAGGCTTGAAGTGATGATATGTTTGAAAAAATAATTGTTTCGTTGTTTGATTCATTTCCGAGTTTATCTACCGCTTTTATTAAGAAAGCACCTGTTCTAGCGTTTGTTGTTATTGTTGTTCCAGATGTTCTTGGTACTTGTAACCAGTTTACTGATTTATTCCATTGACTTCCACTTTGAACATTTTGATAACGTATTTCATAATAAGAAATATCAAGGTCAGTTACTGAATCCCAATTTAATTGCATTTGATTTGAGCCTTGCATATTAACAGAAAAGTTTTTTACATCTTCTGGTGGTTCGGTAGCACCAACAATCTTTCTATTTGCACTTGTATATGTAGAACTAACTCCTAAAGCATTAATTGATTTTACTCTTACATTATAAGTTTTATCATCAATAACATTAAGCATTTCATAATTAATTTGATTTCCTTTACCAATAATTTTAAAAGTTGATTCTGTGCTTAACTTAGCTTCTACTTGATAATATTGCACAAATTTATCTGGACTTGCACCTACAACAATATTTAATCTCGTTATCTATGGGTGGCAGTCCCAGTATGTCGTGTATGTTTGTATTTGCCGATTGTCCGCCACCGTTTCCAGATGCAAATAA